CAAGAACAACAACAGTTCGCGCAGCGTGAAGAACAACGTGCGATGGATCAAATGCGTCAAGATCAGATTGATCGCGAACGTATAGAAGCCCAACGTGATATTGCCGAAATGAAGGATGATACGACGAGGGATAGACTTGACCAACAAAAGGAACTAAAATTAATTGACCTTGGATTAAAACAATTATAAATATGATAAAAGTTACAAAAGTAAACGAACAGAAAACTCCAAAAATTTTAGACGGCAAACAATCCTATTCAAACAAAGGCACTTTGCAAACAAAGAAAGCAAAGTCTTTTGATGCCAGCACCACACCAAAACCAGGTATGGGTAAAGGCAAAGCAAGAGGATTGGGTGCAGCTGAATTTGGTGGCAAATTTTCTGGTATTTATTAATGGATTTAATTTGGCTGGCTGAACAGCTTCAAAAGATTCTTAAAGAAAAGAAAGAGTCGCTTGAAGATTTAATTCTAAACGGAGCCAAAGACTTCCAAGAATATACCTATCTACGTGGTCGTTACAATGCCCTCGAAGACGTAGAGCAAGAATTAAGGGTGTTGCTAGAAAGGAGTATACAAAACGATGAAAGAGGTACTGGTACCTGATCATATCGCAAGAGAGGTTGAAGCTGAACAGCAGAAACCTGAAGAAAACAATTCAGAACTAGATCAAGCATACGTCAACTCAGATGACCGTGTGTTAGATCCAACTCTATTAGAAAAATCCTACTTAGACCGTATGCCACAACCGACAGGTTGGAGATTACTGATATTGCCTTATAAAGGCAAAGCAGTAACAAAAGGCGGTATTGTCTTAGCTAAGGAAACTGTTGAAAGAGAGTCATTAGCTACCGTAGTAGCCTACGTAGTGAAAATGGGTCCTCTTTGCTATGCCGATCAAAACAAATTTGGCAGTACCCCATGGTGCCAAGAAAAACAATGGGTACTTATTGGTAGATATGCTGGTTCCAGGTTCAAACTTGGTGACGATGCAGAGTGCCGTATCATTAACGATGACGAAGTCATTGCAACAATAGAAGACCCTGACGATATCGTTAGTGTCTAACATGAGGAAAAATCATGCAAGAAAATGAAGCAATACAGACCGAGGAAGAACAAGAAGCTACCGAAGTCGTAGAACTAGACGAAGTTGAGCAAGATTCCGAAGCTGAACAGCTCGAGGCTCCGATTGAAGATGTTTCTGTAGAAGAGACAAAAGTTGATCAAGAGCAAGACGAGTTAGAAGATTATTCTAAAAATGTTCAGAAGAGAATCAAAACCTTAACTAAAAAGATGCGCGAACAAGAACGCGCAGCTCAATCAGCATACGAGTACGCTAAAAACTTACAGGCAGAGAATGAAGTCCTGAAGCAAAATACATCTCAATACGCTGAAAATTACCAATCTGAAGCTGAAAACAGATTGAAAGCCCAAAGAGCGCAAGCTAACGCGGTTTTAAAATCTGCTTACCAAGATCAAGATTGGGATAAAGTTACCAAAGCTCAAGACATCCTCGACAAGATAACTGTTGAAGAAAGTAAGATAGCTAATGGTAAATTGTCTATCGAACCAACAACTGAGTATCAACAAACGCCTTTACCGCAAGGACTACAGCAACCTCAACAAGCACCACAACCAGATCCAGCCGCAGAAGATTGGGCTGGCAAGAATGAATGGTTTGGCGAAGATGAGGCTATGACTCTAGTGGCTTTTAATATTCATAGGAGATTGGTAGAAGAGGAAGGGTTTGATACAAATGACCCAACATACTATACTGAGATTGATAAACGTATAAGAGCTGAATTTCCACATAAGTTTAGTGGTGGAGGGGAAGCAGAACCTAAAGGTAGAATACAGCAGACTGTAGCTCCCGCAGGTAGAAGCGAAAGCTCTGGACGCAAACGGCAAGTGAGGCTTACAAAAGCCGAAGTCGAAATGGCACGTCGTTTGAATGTACCGTTACAAGAATATGCTAAACATGTAAGAAGGTAGACAAATGACAAACGAAATAGAACAAAACGAATCAATTGATGCTCAGGCATCTGCTGAAAACAGAACTTCACGTTCTGCTGAAACTCGAGCGAAAGATACTGCTCGCAAACCTTGGCGTCGTCCATCAATGTTGGAAACACCTGATGCACCTGAAGGATACGAATACAGGTGGATAAGAGCTGAAATCGTTGGACAGGAAGATAGAAAAAATGTAACTGCTAGGCTTAGAGAAGGTTTCGACCTTGTTAGGGCTGAAGAGTTAAATGGATTCGAAATTCCTACGCTTGACGATGGAAGGCACTCAGGAGTAGTTTCCGTGGGTGGTTTGCTTTTGGCCAAGATTCCTACAGAAACGCGAAATGAAAGAAACGCCTATTTTTCAGAACGCGCTCAAGTGCAACAAGATGCAGTTGACAATGATTTGATGAGGGAATCTGATCCAAGCTCTCCGATTTTAAAACCAGAGAGAAAAACAAGCGTAACTTTTGGTGGTGGTAATCGCGATTGATTATCACTGTAATTAATTAACTGACTGAATAAGGAAAACTTATTATGGCAAATAAAGATGCACCTTTCGGGTTTCGTTCAGTAGGCAAAAAAGGCGGTTCGCACAATAATGAAGGCGTAACCGAATATTCGATTGCTTCTGGCGCAACTGGAAATATCTTTTCGGGCGACCCAGTCAAGATGTTGAACACAGGTACTATTTTAGTAGCTGGTGCTGCAACAACTTTATTGGGAATATTCAGGGGTTGTAAGTTTACGGATAGCACAGGAGATGTAATTTTCTCTTCACACTATCCTACACAAACTACCTCTTCGGATATTGTTGCATTTGTTGAAGATGATCCTAATACACTTTTCGAAGTGCAATGCACAGGATCTTTAGCTCAGACAGCTGTAGGTAACAACGTAGAGTTGGCTTACACTTCTGGGTCTACTAAAACTGGTATGTCTGCGGCAGAAATTTCTTCTACCACAGCGGCTACTACAGCACAGTTTAGAATCGTTGGATTCTCTACTGATCCTGATAATAGCGATACAAGTTCTGCAAACATAAATGCAATCGTATATATTAATGAGCATTTCTATACCACAGTAACGGGAGTTTAATAATGGCAATAAATAGAGCGCAATTAGCGAAAGAACTAGAGCCTGGATTGAACGCCCTTTTTGGGTTGGAATACTCCAGGTATGAGGCTGAACATACTGAAATTTTTGAAACAGAAGCTTCGGACAGAGCGTTTGAAGAAGAAGTCTTGATTTCAGGTTTCGGTAATGCAGAGGTAAAAGCAGAAGGAACTGGCGTTAGGTTTGATAACGCTACCGAAGGCTATACTTCTCGTTACACGCACGAAACAATTGCTTTGGCTTTTGCATTAACAGAAGAAGCTGTTGAAGATAATCTATACGACAGACTTGGTGCTAGATACACCAAAGCTTTGGCTAGATCAATGGCTAATACTAAACAAATTAAGGCTGCTGCTGTATTGAACAATGCGTTCTCTGTAGCGGGCGGAGATGGTAAAGTCTTGATTGCAACGGATCACCCTCTTAGCGGTGGTGGATCGTTAGCAAACAGAGCTACTACTATGGCCGACCTTAATGAAACTTCATTAGAAGATTACTTGATTTCAATATCAACATTTACTGATGATAGAGGTTTGGTTATAGCCTTGAGAGGAATGAAATTAATCGTTCCACCTCAACTTCAATTTGTTGCAGATAGACTTCTACAAACCCCAGGGAGAGTAGGAACTTCTGATAATGACATCAATGCAATTAGAAATATGGGTATGCTTCCAGATGGTTATGTAGTAAACCACTACTTAACTGATACGGACGCTTTCTTCATCAAAACTGATTGTCCTGATGGATTCAAGCATTTTGAAAGATCTCCACTTTCTACAGCGTTAGAAGGTGATTTTGATACAGGAAACATGCGATACAAAGCTAGAGAAAGATATTCTTTTGGATATTCTAACTTTAGAGCTGTTTTCGGTTCTCAAGGAGCTTAACGGTATATAGTAGTCACCGTCACCCGACTACTAGGAAAGGGGGATGCTTAGGCATCCCCTTTTTTTTACTTTATTTATCAAAAAAATGAATATATGATAGAAAAGTGTTTAATTAGCTTAATGAGGGCTGCATGCAGTTTCCATTAATACAAATATAAGGAGTTCATAATGGCTAATCCACATTT